TTTCGTTAGTGGATCTCCCATGAGGACGCCCCTGTACAGGGTTACTTTCCTCGTGTCACCCTCCGATGGGTGACCTATGTCCTTCAACGGCCCAGTGGCCGTGAAGTAGACAGTTCGTGGTTGGAAACATATTCCCATCACGATACCTTGAAGAATTTGTGGTATTCCACATTTCTTCATCCATTTACGCGATACTAGTCGCGCGAATGCGTGTATCAAGCGGTCTGTCGCCTCTTGATAATCGGTGCTACAAAACCAAAGGTTTTGCCACCGTATGACCCTATCAATGTGATCATTGAAGGTGTCTTCCTCCCTTCTGCTCCGGTCTTCGGAGAACAGAAGGTCATACATCTCTTCAGACGTAAAGTCTTTGAAGAGATTCCATCCGTGGTGGGATTTACCCATCCCGGATTCTGAGCTCTTGAACCCCTTTTTCAGGGGCCAAGCGCATATCTTGGAGATTGTGTCTAACACAATCTTCAATGCCGCGAGTCCTTTCGTGACTACGCGTGCTTTACTGGGTTCGCGCACTATCGTGAGCATAACCTTTCTGAGTTCTTCTGGCTCAGTCCAGAGAACTTCATCGAGACACGCAAAGAATATTGCCGTGCCGACACTCTGAAAATCGTCCTTATGACGGTATTCGAGTACTTTTCCTGTGTCCATATCCCTTACGGGGATGGGCATCTCGTCATATTTAGACATTAAGTCTAATATGGCTTGGGCGGTTCCGCCCTCCTTCCTGGTGGCTTCCCAACAGGCAGATCCTGTGACTGTGACACGTGCCTTCGTGTCCAGTCCTGTAAAGACATGATCGGGGATGCCCCCCATCACGTCATCCAACGCAGCTGATACTAGCGCAGCCTGCGTTGCTGTAAATTCTGGTGGCGGTTCAGATACCGACAACAGAAACTTCCTCTTGCTGCGTAGCACAACAAGTGGAGGTGGAGTCCCAGATCCTCTCGTCTGGGACAAGGTTCCTGCCAGGTAAAGCCTGGAGAAACCCTCAAATCTCACCGCCCAGCTCCAAGCTGGCCGGAGGAATGAACTGACCCATCGTGGTGCGTCGTTCATAGCAAGGAAACCCTTGCTTGGTTCATCCAAGTGTATAACTTGTTTGAACAACTTACGAGATCGCTTTAGATCCTCGTAGTGAGTGACTTGCTCCTTTAAGGAGAAGTCAGTAACCTCACCGTCGATAAACTCGTCGGTAAGGAGGACCGATATACCCTGTAGGGTAAACAGGTCAAACTTTTCCCAATCCCAGACTTCTTCTGGGAAGGAGAGAAACCGTTGTAGGAACATTCCGTCA